ACCTCGGAGCAGATCGTTATCGCGCTGCGGAAGGAACTGCCGAAGCTCCGCGAGGAGATGGCGTCATTTGCCCCGGAGATTGGTGCGGGGCTGAACCGGATCTTTTCCGAAACCCAGAAATACTGGGGACGTCGCGCGAAGGAAACAGGCGTCGTCGACTGGGTTGCGAACCAGTTGAACGATGTTGCCAAGAACATCAACACGGCGAATACGCTGGTGAAAAAGGGGGAGGGCAGCCTCACAGCCACCCTCGCCGCCGAGAAGGCGCGCCAAGAGCAGATCGTGAAGCGACAGAACGATGCTCTGAAGCGGGCTCGGGATCAGAATGTCGCCGACCTCCAATCTGAGGTTGTGCGGACCAAGGCCCTCCTTGAGCAGTCCACCAAGAACCTCAACGACGCGCTTTCGCGCCAGGCAGATGTCCGCAAGGAGTTTGCCGATCTGGTGAAGGGCATCCAGGCGACGCCCACCTCCGGAACGCAGACCTTCGGTGATGCCACTGCGGCCCAGGCCTCGGCTCGCAACGCCCTGACCGCTGGCAACAACCAAAAGGCGATCGAGGAGGCGCGCCGCGCGCTTCAGATCCTTCAGCAACTGAAGGACGCTGGCGCGAACAGCTACGGCTTCGAAGGCGTGGCCAAGGAGGTGGAGCGCATCGCCAACAAGGCCGCAGAGGTCGAGGCTGGTAATGCCAAGGCTGCGGATGACGTCAACCGCCTGAACCTGGCCGACCTCGAGGAGCGCATCGCGGCTGTGCAAAACGTCGAGGTATCGTTCGGAATGGACTTCGAAAGCGCGGAGACCTTGAAGCAGCAGGTCGCCGACATCGCCGCCGGACTGGCTGAGCAGCTCGTGATACCTATCACGCTGGTTCCGCCTCCGGAGATGGGCTTGCCGGGCGTGCCCAGCATCACCCCCAAGATACCCGGGTTTGCCACTGGTACGCAGAGCGCTCCCCCTGGCATGGCTTGGGTTGGGGAGCGTGGGCCGGAGTTGATGATGATGCGCGGAGGAGAGCGCATCTTCAACGCGGTGCAGTCGCTGCAGATGTCGCAGAGGTATCAACGAACTCTCCCCGAGATACCCGAGATTCCGACCGCGGCGCTTCAGCAGGCGAGTCCGCCGGCCGCCATGCAAAACCTGGGTTCGCTGACCCTCAACCTGGGCGGAGACGATGCCGGTTTCACCGTTTTCGGGACACACGACACGCTCCGAGATATACGCAAGGCCGCCTCGAAGTTCGGGCGGACACGCCCAAAATGACCGAGCCCGCCTAGCGCGGGCTTTTTTATGGAGTTGGGAATGATCATTCCGAACGTGATGCTGGGGGGCGTACCGATCGTGATACACGGCGGCGCCCCTCAGTGTCAGTACCAAGCTGTAGATGGCGGCGTCGAGCGATTGAGGCTCAGCGGAGGTGCGGCAGTACAGATGACGCACTGGCGCAAGACAGCGATCACCATCAGCGGTTCAGGATGGATCGGCACGGGGATGCTTGGACTCGACTTCGACAACCCGTTGGAGCTGCGATGCAATGCGTCGCTTGGCATTTCCGGCCGCACTGCCGTCGACCGAGTATTCACAATCCCTGGAGAGGTTCGCCCCGATGCCAGTCCGTGGGGGCTGGCGCTGGTCGGTCGTGAGTGGGTCAGAACGGACGTGTCGTCCGTCGGCCAGGTGGTAACTGTGTCGGAGATCCCAGGCGCGCAACTCTACCGCGTCGAGTGGTGGCCGCTGTTCCACGTCTTCGCATCCATCCCTCCTGAAGCGCTTGATTCTTCGAACAACAGCCGGACCTGGCAAATTGTCGCTGAGGAAATCTGATGCTTAACGGTGGACCGCTCAATAGCGCTGAGCTGAACTCGGCCGCTCACTCCGCTGTGCCTGGTCCTGAGCCGATCATCCCTGGCTACGCTTTCACATGGCGCCCAATCGTGCGCGTTGGCGATGACGACGTTACGCCGCTCCTGACCGGGGAGATCGAGGTCGATCGTGAAGAGGGGGCGGCTGGCGTCGCGTCCTTTTCGATCTATCTCGGCGACGGACCTGTTGTCCCTACGGACTGGATCGGTCGAACCGTAACCATCGACTACGCAACGGAGACCGCGGGTGAACTGAGTCAGGGGCGACGGTTTACGGGGAGAGTTACACAGCCAGCCTGGAATCCTGTTCGGCGCGTCCTGGACGTCAGTTGCACGGACCAGTTGCAGCAGCGTGTAGAGGCCATGGAGATTGCGGCCGTAGACGCCCTGGTCGGCGGCGCCTGGTCCGCAGATGTGTTCGAGCCGGTCGATGGACGCTCGCGGTGGGACTACGCCCAGGAGCGTTTGACCAGCGTCACCGGGAGCTTGGACTGCTCGCCATATGGTGCTCTCCGCGTCACATCATGGCTTGCTGTGGCGCCTGCCTTCGAGTTCGGCCCAGGCTCTACGGTGTACGGAACGCTTGCAGTCGAACTGGCCGACCTGAGCTCGCAGACGAACAGGATCGAGATCGAGTGCGACTACCGATTCAGCCGGCTCTGGCAGCTCAACGCCTCGTATGGTTGGCAGCACCCCGGCACGGGGAACGCGGTCGGCGAGGCAGGGTTTTGCAACTGGCGCGGCGATGACACCGAGTTACCGGATGTCGAGATGATCACCTCGGCGACCGAAAGCAGTGGTCAGACGTTGTTCTATGCCACCTGGTATCCACTGCCGCCAACCGGGGTCTACTGCAATCCGCCAGCGGCCTGGGTCAATAGTTTCACCGACCTGCTGTTGGGCGGAAACTGGATCGCTGGGAGGCGCTGGACGCAAGCCGTCACCGAGCGCTACCGGCTGGTCATGGAGGTTCAGCCGAGCGTGGCGGCGACCGGCCCGATTGTCGGTCGGCAGCGTGCCTCGTTCGAGATCGAGTCGGACAGGGCCGAGCGCTGGGAAAGCGAGCCGATCACCGGTGGCAGCACCGGCCACGACGACGAGAAGGATGGCAACCGGCGTTTGTCCGCGCTGAACTGCCTGCTCGCTCAGGGAGCAACGACGCTCATCGCAGCGCACCGTGGGACGACTGTGACGTGGGACGTGCCTACCAGCATGGTTTTACCGATCGACCTGGCGCATACGCTCCGCCTCGATGATCAGGGCGCGCGTGCGGTGGGCAAGTGTCGGCGCATTGTCGACCGGCTCGACCTCGCATCCGGAAGCGCCCTGACCACGATCTCTATCGCGGTGATGCGAGGCGGCGCTGGCGCCGCCGACCCCCTTGTTCCGCCGGCTGGCTCGTCTGATCCCGTCAGCCCACCGTCGGGTGGCGGTCAACTCTCGACGCAGCTTGGGGGCCGCAACGGAAGCCCCGCGTATGACGATGAGGCGGATGGTTTCTCGGGCAACTGGAGCAATCGCGATCCCGGCGCCGAACTGTTCCCGCGGCGCTTCTCGTTGACTGCAAACGATATTCCGGAGAACTACCGGGACGAACATGCGCCGGAGATCGCAGCCACTTACCGGGTAGCTGTACCTGATGACGTACTGGAGATGTAGCGATGGCGAGAGCCTGGATCAACAACTGGAAGACGACGCTGAGCGCCGGCCTTTCGCCTGGCGCGTTAAGCCTGACGGTGCCTGATGCTGCCGCCGCGCTGCTGCCGCTATCCGGAGGAAGCTGGGTGCTGTTGACGCTCGCAGATGACGCCGGTGCGCAGCATGAAATCGTGAAAGCAACCACCCGCGCCGGTGGGGTGGTGACGATCGAGCGCGCCCAGGAAGGAACCTCCGACGGCAACTGGCCGGCGGGAACGGCGATCTATGCAGCCGTCACGGCCGGCGACCTCATGACGCTCCAGGCGCGCATCCAGGCTCTGGAGTCCGGGGCGTCTGGCGGCACCCTTGTCGACGAAACCGGCGCAACGCTGGTCGACGACGCCGGCAACAACCTGATCATGGAGAACATTTGATGGCAACTGTTACGCACGTCCTGTCCGGCGCTGGCGCTCCGGCCGCGGCCCCGCCCAGCGTTGGCGCTCATTACGTAAACACGACAAATGGCGATCAGTACCTGGCCAAAGGAACAGCCTCTGCTGCGGACTGGGTGAAGCTGGGTAGCGGCGGTGGCGCTCCGACCGAGGTGCTTCGCATCACTGGCGCGGGCGACTTTTCGCTTGGGCCGCAGCACGCTGTTGTCGAGGCGCCTCTGAATAACATTCCTGAGAACGAGATCGGGGCTGTCGATATCGATCCAGCCTCTTCTCGGCAGTTTGATTTGCACGTCAAGGGGACCGCAGATTCGGTGTTTTTCGTCAGTACCGCTGGTGGCGTCGACTTGCCGGGCGGGACGTTCATTGTCGGGATGCAGAGGAATTGGGCTTCAACCCGAGAGTATGGATTCCAGATCCGAGGTGTGGACCTGGCTGGCGAGGCCTGGGCGCGGGTGTATTACGACGCCAGCGCCGGAACGATGACCATGGTGGTGCTCGCTGACGTGCCAGTACCGGCATAACGGGGGTGGTTCATGGCTCTATCAGACGAGCGCCGCAGCCTCGGCGCGAGGAACGAAGCGATCCGCCGCGCCGGCGGCCAACGGGTTGAAGCGGAGCGGCGTGGCGACCAGGGCTTGACCGCGGCGCTCAACCGGCTGATCGAGCCGGAGCGTCAGGCACGCGCACTGCGCAAGATCGATCCGCGCGGGGCTCTGGATGCAAAGCGCGGTCGGGCTGACTACAACCCTGCCGGGAAGCAGATCGGCGGTGGTGGCGGTATTGCTAGTCCCTTGATCGAGGAGGATGCCGGCCAGCGCGAATACTACGAACTGCAGACAATCCCCACCAGCGATGGCTTGGCGTGGCTCCGGTATCGCAGCGTGAAGAAGGTCGTCATGACCGACGCGTCAGGCGCAGAAGTGGTAATGGAGTACGCGAACGATGTTTCCCAATAGCCCGCTCGATGAAGCTCCGCAGGTGTGGGGGTGGCCATGGCACGGCCTAATACGACAACCAATCAACGCCGTTGATTCGACCTTGACGTTACCAAGCGGGCGCACGATGAAGATGCCTGCGGTCAGGACAGCAAACGATACTGCGCTCTGGAATGTAGGGATGCCTGTTCCGAACGTTGAAACCGAGGATCCTGACGAGCGCTGGCTCAACCGAGCGATCATGCGCGGAACCGGATTAGCCGAGGCATACGGAGGGGTATCGCTCCAGCCGGCATTCATCCGTGGTTACACCGTCCGTTGCGGGGTTGAGGTTACGTTCAATTCATTTCTCGGAACAGCATCCGCAACCTGCTCTGTTCGGGATGGTGTAACGGGATTCATTGGGCAGATCACAAGCAACGCTATCGCGCCTGCTGCACTGGGTATCCCCGTCCAGCCAGCAGGTATGTCATTTCAAGTCCTAGATGTAAATCACGACGGAACGCGCCGAGTATTCCGCGTCGACTATCAAGAAACTGTTGACGGCTCTGTGATTGCCGGCGGCATGGTGGAGGTGCGCATTAGCGCAAGCGGAGCGGCCGGATTCAAAGCTGAGTTGGTTGTCGTGGCTACATGGAGCCAGGTTCAGTTTGCAACGTTGTCCAGCAGTAAGCCGGACGTTGACCCGAATACTCATACGCGGTTCTGGTGGGACAGTGCGAGCGGCTCCTACGTTTCAGGAACAAGCGATCCCCCTGGAATACCGGTCGATACACGCGTACTCCAGGGAGGCTGGACTGCTAGCCTGCAAGCTGAAGCGATTGCCACGGCTTGGTACGGAATGTCCGGTGGCTTGGAGTTCGTGCGGATAGGGGTCGATCTGGTCTCAGCTATACAGCGCGCCGCAAGTGCTGCAGGTGATCACGTTGCGTTCAGTCAGACCGACGATATGACAGTTGTATATACACTGCGGTCGGAGGCAGGGGAGGCGACCGTAACTCTTCACAATACCGTTGTGCAGTCGGGGTCAATTTTCGGGACTGGCGGTCCTGGGACTGCGCTCATCACCGATAGCATTGATGGGCAGACTGTGGGCACTGGCTCGCAGAGCGTGACTTTGAGTGATCAGTACATATACACGCCAGATGTGGGCGACACATATGCACGCGGTTTGAACTGGAGTTCTCGCATCCAGTTATTTTCTCAAGGGCTGGATGGGCACCTGTCGTCGTTCGGTGTGCAGTACGCATGGCCTGTCCAGAGGTACTCGAACAAGCTGCTCGGTATCGTTGCAGTCCGGCATAGCGCAGTAGGCACGCCTGATGAGCGATATCGATTTGCAGGCGCGGCATTCACCCCTCATGGCGTGCACGGCACAAGTCAGAGTGACGTGGATGTTGGGGGCTTCTCTGCCGTCCAGCTTGAGGCGTGGGGTAAGGGCTCTTACAACCCTCTCACCGGCGACGCTATACGCAACGACCCGAACGCTTTCTATTCCTACGTTTGATTCCCTCCAAAGGAGACGCCGCATGACGCCGGCCTGTGTACCCCTGCGCGTGGAACGCGGGGCGACGTTCCGCGACACGATGCGGATCATGCAACCGAGCCTGGTCTACCGGCCGATCACTCAGATCGCGCCGACCGCTCCCGTCCGGCTGACAATCCCTGGTCACGGATTGCCTGGCACGTGGCTGGCCTGGATCGATGGTGTCCAGGGCATGCCCGAGCTGAACCGCGCTCGACTTCGGCAACTGCCTCACCGGGTCGCGTCCATCGACGACAACACCGTCGAGATCAACCTGCTGTCAGCCGCTGGCCTTGCGCCTGTGGGCGGGCAACTGATCTACCAGCCACCTGTTGACCTGGCTGGCGCCGAGGTACGGATGCAGATCCGCGATGCGCCAGATGGGACGGTGCTGATGACGCTGGCGCTCGGCTCCGGCCTTGAGATCGCTGGCGCCGGAACGATCTCGCGCGAGATATCGGCATCGGCTACCGCGGCGCTGGAATGGTCGGCGGCGGTCTACGACGTGGACGTGACCTACTCGGATGGAACGGTCCATCGCTACTACAGCGGGCCGATCACTGTGAGCCGTGGGGGAGGGTGCGATGGATGACGCCGCCGAGCCCTGGGCGCTGGCGATCGAGGTGGATTGCGAGCCGCTTGTGCTCAGCGAGATGCAGGAATACGCGGTCACAGTGACGCCGCCGGCAGATGTGCTTGTGGTTGTTGCGGGTGACCAAGGGCCTCCCGGGAGGGATGGCGTAGACGGTGCCCAATGGGGCGCGACTGATTGGTGATGAAATGGCCCAGATTCGATTTTTCAAAGTGGCGACCCTGCCGGGTACGCTGGAGCCGGACAGCTTCTACTTCGTGGAGAACAGCAACTTCGCCGAATCGTATTTGACGAACTCGGCGGGGGTGGCGCGCTCGATCGGCAACAGCGCGATGATCAATGCGCTGATCAACGAGGCGTTGGCCAGCCTGCCCGGCACCGGCGCGCCGATCCTGTTCGTAGCCGATATCGCTGCACGCGATGCACTGGAGCCTGAGGGCGCAATCTTCGTCCTGGTTCAGGATGCGAGCGCGGACCCGACAGTCGAATCGGGCGCTGCGCTGTACGCATGGAACCCTGCGACCAGCGCCTGGCTGAAGGTTGCCGAGTATGAGTCGATGGACGTCGAGCTCAACTGGGACGCGATCAACGGGCGCCCGACGTCGACGCCGGCGCAGATCGACACTGCCGTTTCCCAGGCGCACACGCACGCGAACAAGTCGACGCTGGACAAGTTTGGTGAGGAGTCGGGCCTGGTGCGCTTCAACGGCCAGCCGATCCCGGCTGAGTGGAATGGGACGGCCTGGTAATGGCTGTGCTCCAGACCCACAAGGTCGTCGCGCAGTTGCCTGCGGTGCTGGAGCCGAACGCGATCTACTTCGTCCGGCGCAGCACCGGATACGACCAGTTCGTGACCAACGGCGCGGGCGTCGTGGTGGCATACCCGATGAACGTCCGCATCCCCGCGGCTGTTCCTGGGTATCTCGCCGATGGTTCCATGCTTCGGCTCACGATGAACCCTGACGGCCAACTGCCGGCCTATACCGCCGGCGGCGCAACTCTCAACCTACAGGTGCTTTTCAATGGCTGATGTACGACCGACGAAGTTGCAGAACGACGGCAACGGCTATGGCTCGCTTCGAGAGTTCGGGGACGGCGACACGGTGCCGGTTGCGCTTGGCGGAACAGGAGCAGCAACCGCTGCCGGCGCGCGCTTGAGCCTGTTCGACGCCAGGCTGCAGAACTTCAGCCTTCTGCTTGGTGGCGCTGACCAGCTCCCGTTCCAGACCGGGCCGAATACCTGGGCGCAGACACCGCTGACGAGCGTAGGGCGCGGAATGCTCGGAGCGTCTACGCAGGCGAATGCTTTGAGCTACATTGGCGGAGTACCGAAAAGCCTGTCGTCCAACCGAGCCGTTTCGGATCCTAACACCGTAGCTGACGAATGCGGGTTCTACGGTATTGGCTCGTCGCCCTGGTCGAATCTGCCGCCGGGTATCGATACGCTGAACCCCATCGGCTCGATGCTTTATCACCACCCCTACGACGCATCGACTGCGGTTCAGCTATTCGTCCCGCGTACCTCAAACATACTGTATTTCCGTCGGAAGACGGCCGGTACGTGGCAGCCTTGGGTCCGCGTGCTGTCCGATGCGCAGTTGCTTGGAACAGTAGCTCAGTCTGGAGGCACGCCGATCGGCTCGGTTCTTGAGCGCGGCAGCAACGCGAACGGGGAGTACATTCGGATAGCAGACGGTACGCAGCTTTGCTGGTTCAACGCTTCCGTCACTGACCAGGCAGTTGACACCTCCTACGGTAGTCTCTTCACCGGTACTAGAGGCTGGTCTTTCCCCGCTACGTTCGTAGGAAGCCCGACCGTTAGCGTTGGTTTGTTTCGTTGGGGTACCGGCGCAGGTTGGGGGACTGTCGGTGGGGTCGCAAGTACAACGAGTGTGACGTTGCGGATATTCGATATTTCTTCGCGCGCGACTGGTACGGCGACGGCAATCTCTGCATTCGCTACTGGGAGGTGGTTCTGATGATCATCAAGTTGTCACCGTACGCACCACTGCCAGGCAGCGACGAGCGCCTATCGCTAAACAGGGCTGGCGATGTGCTCGCCGTGAACGGCCAGGCGTTCGACTTCACTCCGCTCCCGGAGGGCGGCGAGTTGCCGGCCGAGGCTATCGGGTCGGAGTGGTTCGCTGGTCCTGTACTGCGACGTGCCGGCCAGTTGGAGCTGATCCTGCGGTTCCCGCTGGCTGATGATGCCAGTGCCGCTGCTCGCTTCCCTGAACCGTTGCTGATCGAGGCCGATGGCCCAGTGGAGTTGCCGCGATGATCGATTGGGGCAAGGTCAAGACCGCTGAACAGCAGGCGCAAGAGCGCAGGCAGGCTGAGTACGATGCCGCAGCCGTCGCGCGGGCAAATGCCTACCGCCTGGAGAGTGACCCGCTCAAGACCGAGGCCGAGTTCGATGCGATCAAGGCCGGCGTGGAACCGGACTACAGCGCCTGGGTGGCCAAGGTCGAGGAGATCAAGGCCAGGTATCCGTTCCCATAGTCCTAAGCGTTTTGATAATTGTGACCAGTATCTCGTTTTTGCTACGGTCCCTCGCTGATGTGTCGAGTAGATAGGGATGTTGGTATGGACGAGATGTTGCGGCGTAGGCTCCGGGCGGAGTTACTGGAGGTGGGGTTCCTCAACCAGTGTTGCCTTGACCTGNNNGAAAGCATGGAGGCTGAGTTCAGCCTCACTGATGACCAGCGCGAGTGCATCGAGCAGCTCAGCCGATTTCTGCAGGAAGGGATCGGCAAGCTGACATCTCTGTCCGAGCGTGTGGCGGCTGGTGATATTGTCGTGCTTTGTTGA